AGAGCGGCTACTACAACGTCACGGCGACCCTGCTTTTCGGAGCGGCCGTCGGACGCAGCTCCAGCCTGCACCGCCTGAAGACCGCCGCCTAATCGCGGTAGTCCAGGCAACGAACGAGACCCCCAGAAATGGGGGTCTTTTTTTGTGTCCTACCAAATCGGGCAAATACAGATGAGCCTCTACTCTGAGTTTCTGGCTGACGCGAAGGAGATAATCGCGGACTTCGGCGTGGCCGGGTCTGCCAACTCGGGGGCCATCACCTTCTCCTGCCTCATCTCCGACCCCGCCGTGGCCACCGTGCTCGAAGCAGGGGGGTATTGTGAGCGGACCCAGTATAGTGTCCGCCTGCCCGCCGTAACGGCCTCCTGGACGCTCCCAGACGGGTCTACGGGGGCATCGGCGGCCATCATCGCCTCGGGTGCCGTCATCCCGTCCCTAGCCCAGGGCAAGAAGATCGTGGCGGGCGGGAAGACCGTCCGCATCACGACCCAGACCTACAAGCCCGGTTCCGCGTGGGTGACGCTGGTCGTCATCGACGACAACCAGTAACCCGCCGTGGTCACTGTTACCGTAAAGCCTGACTCACAAGCCAAGTTTCTTGCCAGCCTTAAACGGTACGCAAAGAAGACCGGCCAGACTTTGCGCGACGCTTGCCTAGAGCAGGCCGCCCTTGCGTGCCAAGATGCCGCAAACTTCACCCCGCCATTGGTCAAGGGTGGCGGCAAGGGTCTGTCAAAGGCCGCTGAAATCGCCGGAGAAAATGCCGTCGCTGGCGACATCAAGAAGATGTTCGTCTCTGCCAACGACCGTTACTCAAGCAATGCGGCCAACGTGCTTGCGACTAATCTCGCATATGCGACCAGGAACAATGACATCGGGATGTTCAACAAGCTGATCGGGAACGGGTCCATGAAGGCGCTGAAAAGCCTTTCTCCAATCATGCAGAAAATCGCCAATGACATGGACTATGACCGGGCGTTCAAGAAGGCCAAGAATTACCTTAACAGGGCCAACATCGTCCTGAGCGATTACGGGACCATCGGCTTCGTGTTTAACCTTAAGCCCGTCCACAACGAAATAAAGGCCAAGTTCGGTGGCCGAATCAAGCGCAAGGTTAAGCCGGTCAAAAAGAAGCTGCTTGTAGAGACGACCGCAGAGCTAAAGGAGTATATCCGCCAGCGCCAGCAGATGGTCGGAAGCATCAAGTCAGGCTGGGCCTCCGCTTTGCGATCTCTTCCTAAGCCCGTCATCAACGGCATCCCTAAGAACTTCGGGGTCGACCTACTCAACGTGGCTTGGATTAATAGGCATAACAACGTGGTTGGAAGGAACAATGTTTCCGCCACCGACACCAATGTAGAAATCAGCGTCACAAACAGCATGGGCAACATCAATCAAATCGCCGCTGACGCCGCCGTGCTTGAACTCGTCTACGCCAATCGTCGCAAGCAGATGAGGAACCGCGTGAAGGAACACCTCAACAATACGACCAAAGAGGCTAATGCCTCATAACCTTTATGGGAACTAAATCCATCCGCCACATCGTCGAGTCTACTATCTCGACCTATCTCTCGACCCAGACCGGGCTGACCACCGTGACCTTCCTGACCGGGGACAGCGCCGCGACCCAGACCCTGCCCAAGGCCGTGGTCCTCTGCGACTCCGCCCGGGCTCCTGCCGACCTCCCCGAAGGCGAGGGCAACTACTCCTGCTCGGTCCGCATCACCCTTTTCTCCAACGCCGACGACACGACCTTGGCCGACCACCGCGCCCGCTGCGCGGCCTTGTCCGGCAATATGCGCGACCTGACCAGCATCAAAGCGGCCTTCGTGGCCAGCACCGATGCGACCTGTTACGACGTCACGATCGGGTCCGAGGACGAGGGCATCGACGAACGCTCCTGGGCGACGGCTTTCTCCTTCGACGTGCTGGTGGTCCTGCCCGCCGCTTAACCTTCCAAACCCCGCATATTCAAATGGCCGCCATCTCTAACGGAACGACCTGCATCTACGGAGTGGCAGGCACTGTCGCTAACCTCTTTGTCCAGAGCTACAGCCTCTCGTCCTCGTTCAACGCGGACGTGACCGTGGTCGACGAGACGGGCATCACCAAGACCCACCGCCTGGACGACCGCAAGTCGGAGATCACCATCGAAGGCATCGCCAAGACCTCGGCCATGCCGACCCTCGGCGCGGCCCTGACCTTCACGGTCAACACGGCTTCGGCCTATCCCTCCGGCGCGGCCTCGGTCACCTTTACGGGCACGATCACCAAGATTGACGACAAGGGCTCGAATAAGGGCTTCACCGCCGTCACCATCACGGCGATTGATTACGAAGGCATCACGCCTGCCTAATTGACTTCCCCGCAAAGGGGCTAGCATCGAGGGAGTGGACAGACGCTTTCTCAATGCCTACGTCGACCCGGCGCCCTTTCGGCTGCTGGGTCGAACTCTTTACCCCTGGTGCCTGAAATATCGCGTCCGGCTAATGGCGTTCGACTCGCCGCTCGTCGATGGCTCTCGCGGCATCAGCCCCGCTGATCTGCTCTTCGCCTGCAAGGTCTGCGCCGAGGAACCGCTAGGCGGCGACATCGGCATGGTCGACCAGCTGCGCCTGATGTCCTTGGCCCGCAACCCTGAGAAGTTTGAGCGCCTGCTGGAAGCCTTTGCCGGCTACATCCTCGTCCAGGACTGGCCGAAGTTCTGGGAGCAGACCAAGACCAAGTCGGGGGGCGGGGACAAGGGGGTGCCTTGGCCGCTGTCCATCGTGGCCAACCTGATCGCATCGGGCATCGAAGAGAAGCGGGCATGGGAGATGCCGGAGTGTCAGGCCATCTGGCTCAACTCAGCCTTGGCCATCCGCAAGGGGGCGGACGTGGCGATCATGTCGCCGGAAGAGGAAGCCTTCATGGCGGAGGAAGAGGCCAAGGAGGCCGCCGCGGCTGCTTCCAATCCTGCAAAGGAAAAGACACCCGATGGCACAATCCCTGGAGCTTAACATCAAGACGACCTCGGACGTCCCGCAGGCCATGGACAAGGCCAAGAAGGCGACAGACTCTTTTGCTAAACAGACCGAGGATATTCAAAAGAAGTTTGGCACAGCCTTTAAGGACATCTTCATTGGCTTTGTTGCTCCAATGATTTTGGTACAGAAGGCTCTGGGCCTTATTACCGACGCAATCGCCGAGGCAAATCGACTATCAAAGGAAGGGGTGGACATTATCGCCAAAGGAGAAAGCAACCTTGCAACAAGCGAGGAAGCAAAGATGGCTCAGTTCTTAAAGGCAAAGGATGCGGCAGAAGAAGAGGCTAAAGCAGTAAAAGCAGGCCGCAGGGAAATGACTGAAAAGTACCTGACGGAAACGCAGGAGGGCAGGGCTATTCTACAAGCTGAAAGAGAAAAACGGTCAGACGAAGATTTCGTCAACCCGAAGATCATGGCAGACGTTCCCAAGTTTCAACAGATGGCTCTTGAGGCATTTCTAAAGTCTGAGGAAGGAAAGAAGTTTCAGCCAATCTTCGAAGATAAGAAGTCCGCCAATTTTAAAGGCCCGGAAGGCTTCGGCAACGTAATCGGCGTCGGCGCCAACCCGGTCATGGAGGCGATGAACGCCCAACTCGACGAGGCCCGCAAGACCAATGCCCTTCTCGAGAAGATTGCGGGCGACCCCGGTGCGACCTCCTGGATGAACTCCACCCCCTCCCGCGCAGCCCTCCTTATGGGCAAATAACTTATGGCTATCGTAAAGCAAGGCAACGACCTCACCACCCCGGTCCAGCAGCCCGGGGGCAAGATTTCCGACGACGGCTACGGCCTGCTGACGGCTACGGTCGTCTGGAAGGCGGACGAAAGCGCCGCCCTAGGTTCGGTCGTCAATCGCGGTTCGACCTGTCCCCTGAACGCGAACTGCGCCGCCCACCGTTACAGCATCGTCTATGACGCGCTGAACATCGCCACCCTGACCGTGGACTATGTCGGCATCGACGGAGGCGCGAGCTCTACAGACCCGCAGATCACCGGCTCGCAAGGTCTGACCTCGGAGAACATCACCACGCACCCGAACTGGGCACAATTGGCAGCAGGTTTCGCCGGAAGCCCTATCGCCGGCGTAGGGACAGGAAGCATTGATGTCCCGAAATATGCTGCTGTTAAAGGGACGGACGAATACGAAGGCAACAACGGAGCCGCCTTCGAGGCCGAGACTGGACGCAAGTTCCTAGGCTTCAAGAAGCCGAAGTTTAAGGACTTCTACGGCAAGACCAACTATCTCGCGCCGCAATGCTCCATTTCTGGCATCTTTTACACGACCACTTCATCCATCGTCAATGACCACCGAAACGCGGTCGGCAAGACATCAGGCAACGGAACCTTCGCCGGTAAGAAACTCGTCCCAGACTATATGGGAACGGCCTTCACGATCGACGGCAAGAACCAACTGCTCCTGGCTCAGGTCTCCTTCGAGGACTTCGGCCTGCTCTATAAGGTGCAGTATGAGCTGCGCTTCAACCGCGAGGGCTACAACGCCTCGGTCTACGCTTCCGTCTGATGAAGATTCAACCCGGAGTCGGCTACACCTTTGACTCGTCAGACAAGGGCTTCACCCTGGACACGTCTGACCCCTTCCCGAACAGGGACGGGTCGGCCTTCTACCAGCAGTTCGAGTGCAAGGTCGTGGCCGAGACTGAAGGAGCGACCACCAAGTTCTACCTCAAGACCCGCAAGGGCGTGGTCAACTACACCTGGAGCAAGTTCCCGTTCTTCCCTGAGCCGCTTTATCCCGGAGAGAACAGCTATGAAAACTTCGAAAGGCAGGCCCGAATCAACGACTGGGCCGTCTATCAGAACGGGATGCGGACTGCCGGCACTGCGACGGACGGACCTGACTTCGAGTGGATGGGGAACAACGGCAAGATCGAACTGCCCACGGGAGAGTCCGGGGTTTCGGTGCTCGTATTGATGTCGAAGATTGACTGGTGGGACCGTGACGGGTGGCACGCTGCTCGTCGGCTTATCGACGCCGAGATGCCTTTCGTATCGGTCGTATCCTCCAACGATACCACGGCGATTCAAACGCTCACGACCCAGCAAGGTTGCAGCACGGTCGCTGGCGGAATTATTTATCTAGACACCGGCGGACTTACCTTCGACCCCCCATACCCGACTAGGATCGGATATACCTTCAAGAAGATTGCCCAGCTTGACTGGAATGACACGACCAACAAGTGGGACGTGACGCAGTATGAATACGGGCCGATGAATCTGCCTGTCGACATGGTCCAAGGCACTGTCTCAGTCGTAAATGGCGGAACAGCGCCGACACCGTCCACCTATGACCTGGCTTTGGCCAGCCAATTCGACTTTGTCGTCAATCACGCTTGGTTCGAAGGCACATGGGCCATCCCTAGTTATACCTTAAACGCGGCCAATTGGTGGACACATCTGGTCAATAACTGACCCCCCTTCCAATCGGGGCAAGTTTAAGACCCGATGAGCTGTCCTAACACCGTAACCATCTCGAAGGGCAACACCTTCGCCTGCACGTTCACGTGGACCCCTGGCGCATCGGGCCCCGCCAACCTCCTGACGACGACCCTTTCCTCGACCTTCGAGGACAAGCAGTTGAACCAA